ATGAAAGAACATTGTCATTTCTATTTAAATTGTGCATTTGTATACATTCTATGTTTATAGATTTAATATCTTTAGTAATATTTGTTATCATAAAATAAGGATAAATTTCTTGACCATTTCTAATATAAGATTGTGTATAATCTTCTCCATATAACCTCATATTTTGTATTAAAGAATCAAACCTGATTATATCTGTAACTTCAAGATTAGCATATCTTATAGGAACTCTAAATTTAATAATATTGTGTTGATTGCAATTATATGCTAAAGTGAAATCTCTTAATTTTTCAGGTGTTGATGTCCCAAAATACTCTCCTGTATAACCAACAGGGTATCTAGTGTATTTGCTTTCAAATTCTAATACAGAATCTCCAGGATTATTTTTATCTAAACCATAATATTTTTTCTTATATCCATCAGGATAACCTTTATCCCCATTTCCATAAAAATCATAAGCACTAATATAAGATGTTTTTTCATATGAATCAGTTTCATAATCTCTTGTATGTTTTACTGAAACCATCGTTTTAACATTTTCAATTTTAGTTCTATCAAAAGATGATTTTATAATATCTGAAGATAATATTGTAGCATCAACATCTTCTTCTGTATAATCATTTTTTATAATAGCCATACTCAATGTCGAGTCAGATCTAAATAATGGTATTATGGGAGAGTTTTTAGCTATTTCTTGTATAAGTTTTTTAGCTTCCATTTGCTCTGTTTGTGAAAAAGCCATACTCCAATTACCACCACTTAAAAAACTATCAATATCATTAAATGTAGGAGTATCTAAAGATACTTGTAATCCTAATTCTTCTTCTATAATATGTCTGATAACTGAAGTTGGAGGAGTCCCTTCTAATATATTATCATCCATTCTACCTCTTGTTTCTAAGTAAAAGTTTTTATCAAATATATTATCTATTTCAAAAACATGCTTCATGCTCATTCTGCTAACTTCTGCTCTAAAGTTTATACTATCTTCTCTATTTGTATATTCAAATAAAAAACCAATCATTGTGGCATTAAATCTACTCGGAATATCCCAATCTAAATCAGGATTTATGCTATCAGCCCAACCTGAAATTGCTGTTGGGTCGTTAGTATCATAAATAGGATGTAGATAGTCTACTCCAACATCTATATTACCTAAATTCCTACTACTTAAAGTACCTAAGTCAAGAACTTCAATACTTCCTCCTGAACCTGCATCAGGAATATCTACTCCAAAATGAATTAATTTAATAGTTTGATTACCAAGTTCGTTTACAATAGGTATGTTGCTGTCTTTTTCAAAATAAATTTCTGCATCTAAATAACTAAATCCTGAACCTTCTATAGCATCATCTACTTCAGCATTTAAGGTAGCTAAAAAACCAAATGTAGTTAATGTGTTTCCAGATATATTCATATTGAAATAATTACTTGCTGATTCAAACATAGCAATACCTGGAGTTTTGTTTTTCGAAACAACTCTCATACCTGGGCTGTTACTTCCACTTTCTGTCATATCAGATCTTGAACCATTCCAATTATTTAATCTTTGTAAAATTGGCATACCCATTGCTCCAGGCATCATCAAACCTTTAGGTGCTGTAACACCTGAGCTTTCAAATTGGTAACTGTCTGTAAAATGCATATGCCACCCACTATCACAAAAATAATTATGCCATCCTCTTGCTTCTCTTATTATTCCTCCATCATTAACTCCTGACATATACCAAGGAGAAGAACCTCCTGCCACAAAACCCATGCTATTACCACCAGTATAAGCATCCCAAGGTTGATTCATTCCTGATCTTTGCCCTGTATTTTGCCAAAAATTAGAATCAATTCCATTCCATTCTACCTGCAAATCATCTTTAAAATGAGATATATCGTACCAACCAGTATTAAAATACTCATGTCTGTTATTTAATCCTGTAATTCTATACCTTGGAAAGTCATCATATGTAAAGCCATGATATTCCATTAAATCCCAAAAGTCTATATAAATAGGATTAGGTTCTATTGGATTGTCATTTAAAATATTTCCATTAGGATCAATGTCAGTAGTTCTAGGAAGTCCATTTAAATCATAGCCATTAATAGAATTTCCATTAAAATCTTTAGAAAATGTTAAAAAAGCACTTAAATTGTAATCTTTTATATCAACATTGTTAAGATTCCTTGCAAAACCATATAAATAATTAGGAATATGAGTTTGGCTATAATCTCCTGATAGATATTCCTCATCTTCAAAGTCTGTCATTTGTAATCTTCTACCAGTAGCATAATAATTAGTTGTTGAACTATATGGTCTTTGAAAAAAGTCTGTAGGTGTTCCCCAAAAATGATTAAATAAATTAGCTTTTTCATGAAATGTATTTGTAGACCAAGGATTAACTGTTTCTAATTGGCCAAGTGTATTACTACTTGAATAATCACCTATGTCAGCCCAAGAATTCCAAGATCGTAATGGTCTTGAGTTATTAGTTTCGTTTTCATACCATATTCTAAATAAATCATATAGTTTTTTAGCATCAGGCATACATATAAATTCAACTTTATTGGCTAAGTCAGTTCCTAGTAATCTATTTGCATTTCTGTGCCAATGCCAATATTTTTGATTGTCAGATATTTCAGGATTTTCTTCATCCCAATCACCTTGCATTGCACTAAGTGAAAAAGTTTCAGAACTGTTAAAATTAATGCTAGTGTAATCACCATTATAAAAATGATTTAGAAGAAAAAAACCATCATTAGTAGTTGTAAAGTCAGTTAAATTAGAACTGTCGTATGGTGGAAAATTAGCATATGTGTCAGAGTTCCCATCTATTCCATATTCAGGGTTTGTCATAAAAAAACCTTCATCTTCATGTTGCCAATTTATACCTATGTTAGCATATTGAGATTCATTGCCTGCTGAAAAATGTATTCCTGTTGAACCTACATTTGCTAAACTTAAAGATGTTGCTTTATTATTATAAACAACTTGCATTATACCCATAGATATTGTGTTTGTAGGTATTAAGCCATCATATGTAGCTCTAAGAAATGTTGTTACTTCAGGATTACCAGGAGTATAACTTTGCCACAATTGCACTCCAGGAGAAGAAGGAGCAGAAAAATCAACACCTTCATCTAAATTAGGATGTCCTGATAAATTTTTCATTACTTTTAAATAAGCCCCTGAATAA